CTGCCTGCCAATTGCGGCGGTGCGTCCACTCCCATTTGTTGGGCTCGGCCACCTTAACTTTCAGATACCCGTCCGAGGCTAAGACCTCCGTCCCGATCGGCACGTGGTTGTGGGGTCGGCGTCCACTGGTGAATTGTGTCTCTGCGGATCTGCCACCGGCAGCGAACGGCTTTCCTTTGTTCCAGGTGCCGTGTCCTTTCTGAAAGCGCGTGGCCACGCCCGGGTTGTCGTCACGACGTAGCCGGCCCGAATGTTCGCTGGCCAGGAATTCGGCGCTGCGCTTCAGGCCGAGTTCTTTGGCTTTGCCATAAATTGCGGACTTTGGGCGCCTCAACATTTCAACCAACTGTGACATCGGTGTAGTGGGGTACAGCGACCGCAGGCGCGACTCCTCGGCTGTCGTCCAGAAACGCCGGCGATTGGTTGGCGTTTGCAGAGGGCTATTGGCAGAGCGTGCCCTAGCTCGTTCTAACGCTTGTTGTGCAATGGTATTCACGGTTTTCATCCTTAAAATTCAGGCCTGCCGATGAGCTTTTGCCAATTTTGCGGTAAGCCTTTCCGCCATCAAGGCAGCCCATTCTTCTGTTTTCCGTTGCTGACGTTGCTCGCTGCAGCGCTTGTGTCGACGTATTGAGCGAGCGAAGCCACAGATATCGCAGACACTGGGCAGGTCCAGGCGCTTGCTGGCCATCGCGGGCCGGATTCGTTCCTGCGTCATAGTCAGGCTTCCTCTGCGACTGCTTTTTCAGTCAGATCGACTTCAAAAAAACCGGGGACGTCGACGTCGGCGCCGATCACCCTCATGCCGCACCAACCATACGGCTGCTCGTCTACTTCACAGCCGCCAAAGCCTTCGGCGCTGTGAAGGTCGTGTGTCCAGCTGGTGCCCGGGTTGTCGCCGAAAACGTTTTTGAAAGCCGGTGTGAACTCCGCTCCGCCTTGCTCGAGCATGACTCTGATCATGGTGGATCCGGCCAGACGAATAGCCACGCGCACGGCATCGCCGTTTTCTTCCATGAGGCGCGTCGTATCGTCTGAAAAATACTGGTTGATCAGGGCGGCGCGCTCCTGGGTCAACACGTCGAGGTTCACTTCGAGCAGAACCTCGTAGTCTTTCCAGGACTCCGCCACGCGATATCGCTTCAAGTTTGCGGTGGTGGTAGCCTCGGCAGCGCCATCGTTGAGGGTTTGAGCTTGCATGGTTCTCTCCTTTCAGGGGTGGTCGGTGTCGAGGGGTTGCAGCCCCTCGACACCATTTCCAGTCACTTCGTTACTTGGTCAGCGTGGGGAGTATTCGGACGCAATGGTTTGAAGCACTTCCAAAGGCGCCGCACGGTACTCATTGGTAAGTCCCAATAGGTCGCTAAGCACATTGACCAAGGCCATTACCTGCGCGCAGTTATGTACGCCTCGCGGATCGAGGTCGCGGATGAAGTTGAGTCCTAGAGTTAGCGCATCGATGTAAACCGGCACCAACTTATTTACGGTGAATAGCAACTTCTCTTTGTTTCTCTCAATGGTTCGACCAAACACACTTGCCTCTGCGGCGGTTAGTTGATGCAGTGCTTCAATGTGCGGCGGTTTGTCGAGAAAGTTTTTCCCCTTCAACCTGACGTCAATCATTCGGCTGCGGACAGCGTCGCTACATTTCACCGGTTCGTTTGCGGTGATAACTAAGGTTCCCTTAAACGAAACCTCTCGCATCTCTTCACGCGTCCCGTAGCTGGCTGAGCCACCGTTGTAGAGGGTTTTGATTTCATCCCAGTCGAACGGCGCGACTGAGTCAGACTCGTCCAGATAAACGATCGAATCAGTGCCGGCTTGTTCCAGGTTGCGCAAACGTCCTGCCTTGGTGGCATGCTCAGGCGAGCAGCAACGGTACGTTTCCTTACCAATGAGTTTCGACAAGTAGCTGAGTAGAACGCTGCGACCGCTGCCCGCAGGGGCAGTTATTTCCAGGAAGGGATAACTGCTCTGATTGGCGCGAATCTCGTTTACGTGTTGTGCACCGATCCACCAGGCCAGGGCAACAACACCTTCGGGACCATATACGGCCCATAGGTCGTCAAAGCGGATGGCATTTCTCAATTCGTTTTGCATGGTTCTCTCCTTTCAGGGGTGGCAGGTGCCCAGGGGTTGCAGCCCCATGGCACCCGATTTTTTGCGGATGCTTAGCTAAGGATCCAGATCAGCAGATCCGGCACCTGGACCGCGACGATGGCGATCAACACCACCGTCATAACTGCACCGATCAATTGCCCAAGCAGGGCGTCGCGTGCGGTGTGTTCAAGTTGCTTTGTGTCGCGCATGGTTCTCTCCTTCAAAAGTGCCGGTTGCAGCCGGCGTTACAGGTTGCTGTCCGGCAGTCGCACCAGGTGCAGCACCAGGTCTTCAAACTCGTTCGTGTCTTCGGTGCATGAACGCCATTCCAAAACCGCCTGGATCTGTAGCCTTGAACAATTCAGCACCAGGATCTCGCGCAGACCGTCCGTGGCCCGCACCTCCAAAATGTCGACTAGGCCGTTGGCGCCGTATGCCTCGGCCTGCACCGTTTTTCGGTGATCGTTTCCGAGCTCGTTGATCAGCTGGGAGGTGCGGTCCTGCAGGCTTTTCGCAGTGCCGGCAACGACTTGAATCTGCATGGTTCTCTCCTTTCAGGGCTGTTCGACGTGGGTTGCAGCCCTACGCCTGGAACATCCAGCACTTGACGGTGGGTGACTTGGTGATCGTGTTGTTGTTCCGCGTGGCCTGATAAGCACGAACCGCGCTGTCGACGGCCTTGTTCGATTCCAGGAATTTGCGGCAACGGGATTCCTTCAGGCGATCGCGCAGCTCGCTGACGTCGGCCAGCTTCTGCCGGTGTTCTGCGGCTCGCTCGACGAACTCGTTGAGGTTGATGGCGATGACGTTGTCTTTTTTGCTGTGGTTGACCACCGGCCCATCGGCGTCGAGGCCTTGGAGGTAGTCGTAGACTTCCCAGAATTCAGCAACCACAGGGTGGTCTGCGCTGATCGAGCTCTGGCGCTCGATCGCCATTGCGATGATGCAACGCTGGGTGGTGCTGAAATGGGAGTCGCTCAGGGGTATGAGCGAGCGGATGCAGTCCAACAGGCCGAGCAGCTGGGCGTGGTTTTTAACGATCCGTTCCACGCGGATATAGCCTCGCAGCTGATTGCCGCAGTTTTGGCATGCGGCCTTTTCGTTGTTGGCCTGGTACTCGGTGTCGCAACTGATGCAATGGGTGTGCAGCCGGCGCAAACGGGCTTCGTGTGCGGGGATTTTGTCGGCGAGCGTGGACATAACATCGGTTTCGCGTTTCACCGCCTGCAGCAAGAAGTGGCTGAGCTGATTGCCGTCCAGGGCAGTCAGTCGGTCAGCCGCGGCTCGGCTTTCTGGCGTCACGTTCGGCCGCACGAAGTGCAGCTTCACAATCCGCGTCATGATGGCTTCTGAAGCAATCACAGGCGCGTTCTGGCTGATCGCGATCGTGCCTCGGAAGGGCGGCTCGTAGGTTTCGTTGCCGGCGGTTTTGACGCCTTTTGTCGCCAAGGTGCCGCCGCCGAAGTAGTCCTTCAGCTCGTCCCATTCAAAATTCTTCGCATGGGATTTGTCGTCACCGCTCCGATCGGACTCCAGCAGCACCACTGGCATGCCGGACACCTGGCCCATCAGCCGGCTACGGCCCGCCTTGGTGGATTTCGACGGGTCAAACCCTTCGTAGCCTGCGCGGCCGAGTAACTTCCACAGCAGGTTGAGCAGTGTGGTTTTACCGGCCCCGGCCTCGCCGGTGGCTTCTAGGAAGGGAAACGACTGGTAGCGGGCGCGGATCTGCTCGGCGAACAGCGAGCCGAACCAGAAGGTAAGGGCGACAACGCCCTGGGCGCCGAAGCAAGTCCACAATAATTTGGCCCATTCGTCGCTGTATTCCTTCGGATCGCGTTGAATTCGCACCGGTACCGCGCGTTGCAGGGTTTTCAGACGCAGCTTGCCGAACTCGAAAAACTCCTCGTCGTTGACGTCGACCACCTGGCCATCCTTGATAGCCACATCGCCATACACATAGCAGCCGTATTCCTTGCTGTACCCGACGAAGTCGATCGTCTGAACCGTTTTGATCGCAAACAGCTGGTCCTTCATGATCTTGTCGAGCTGCTGGCCACTGCCGGTGAACACTGCGCCGGCGGCCATGCCGAGCAGACGTTTCTTGAATTCGCTCGCTGCTGCGACCTGGCCACCGGTGAAGGTGTTTTTGACCGAACCGCCATCGTGCGGAAAATCAACACGGAAGAAATACCAGGACTCGTCGGTGATCTCATTGCGCTGGAAGTACAGCGCCTGGGGGTAGCAGTTGGCGATCTCGACCACGCAGCCCGACATGCGCAGCGCTTTCTCACGCATGGCTTTGGTGTTCAGCTGCTGCTCTTCGTGGTTCTCGCTCGTCTCCAGCGCCTGCATGGCGTTGTTGAATTTGCTGATGTCCAGCTTCCACCAGTAAAGGCGGGACTCAAACCCGAAGTGGAATTCCTCGCGCTCGCGCCAGTTGTACATCAGCAGCGCTTTTTCAGACGCGCTCTCGGCGATAAGCAGGGCACCGTGGTGGCGGGCCTCGTCGAGGTCCGCTTCGGTGCGCCGGCGGCGATCGGCTTCATCACTGATGAAGGCCCAACGCTGATGCAGGTCGTTCCAGTCCACCTTTCGTGCATCGCGTTGCGGAATCTGAGCCGCAGTGCATTCAAATCCCAGAGCCCGGGCCATGGCGACCCATTTGCGCGTGTAACGGTGCGCGCCAGGCTCGTTGTCCAGTGCCCACACCAGTCTCGGCAGATTGCCTGCGCGATCGACGGCCAGTGCTTTCAGCGAGGCCTCGGGAAAAGCATTCGACGACATTGCCGCGACCGCATTGATCGCGTTGTGCTCGAGGGCGATCGCATCAAAAATGCCTTCGACGATCCACAGTTCTTCGGTCTGTGACAGGTCGATATTTGGCGAACACCACCAATAGCCCTTGTACGACGCCCCGGGTTTGAATCGGGCTTTCTTCTTTCCGAAGCGCTGAGGCTGGTCAATCAGGCGCTCCCAGTAACCGCCGCGCTCCAGAGGAAAACGAACCGTTGCCGACCCGATATTCAGGTCGCGATCAAAATAGTTTTCCTGAGTGAACAGTCCGGCGACAAGCTCGATCTTGAAACCCCGAGCGAACTCCATATAAGCGCGGGCGCTTGCCGTCGGTTGATCGTCCGTTGCCGGCGCACGTTTGCTCCAGTCGTCGAACAGATCGGCGTACAGCTCTTTGACGTGCCACTGCTGACCGCATTTGCTTTCACGACCGCACTTGATGAACCAAGGATTTTCGAAGCTGGAATACAGTTCCTTCTTCGAGCAGGCAGGGCAGGTGCCACCGCGCATGAAGTCGGTGCCAGTGCGATGCCGCAGGCCATAGTCGAATTCGAGTCGGGTCAGTACATCACCCCGGATTTGCTGTTCCATCTTCACGCCTGCTTTCTGATGGCGACCTGAAGGGCGCCGAGAGTTGTTTTTTGAGCCGCCAAGGCGGGGTAGGCAGACAGGATTGCGCTAGTCCGCAAGCCATCAGGAACGCGTCGAAACTCGTCCGAATACCAGTGCTCCTGAATGCCCATCCGAAGGCGCTCACGCAGCTCCTGGTGCAGGGCTTCAGCGAGGCTCTTGCTAAGGTCCATCCGGATGGAAAGTGCTGTATTCATGGCTTTTTCCCTGATTTCGGGCGCAACTTGCCCAAACCCACTCGCAAAAGGTGGTGCTATTCGGTCAGTTGAAAGGGGCTGTTGGCTGAGGCTCGGTAGCGTCGACCAGGTGTTTAAAGATCAAAGCGACGGGAATGGCGAAGGACTTGCCACTGGCTGGATCGGTGATTACCGCAACGGCTGCGCTACTGCTCTTCAGGTCGAGGTGGCGCTGACCACCGCCTGAATGCAATTCGCCATATGCCAGGCCCGTCAGTGTTTCGGCAAGATAGACGGGTACTTCCAGTGTCGCCTGCAGGTAAGTGACGGTGCGGTTGAAAAGCTGCTGGTCATTTCCCAGATGTTCAGCCTGGTGGCGTTGCATGTAGCAAAGCGCGGCGCTCTGCATGGCGGCGCGGTACTCGCGTTCGGGGTTTTGCGCATTGGTCATCATGTTCATCAGGCCGTCTCCAGCTCAAGTAGGTCCATTTGTTGTTCGCCTTCCTTCTTCATCGCGTGCCTGCGAATCGCCACGGGGGCGACCGGCAGGCGAACGGACGGATTTGGCATACCGGAGGGGCTCATTTCATGAGTCATTTCGAACTCAGCCCGGACTGACCAGCCGCAGGCCTCGTTGGTGCATTGCAGGTAGGCAATACGCAGAAAAATATGCGTGCCTTCACTTGTGCGGATCCGCATTCGCCCTTGGCAATGCGGGCATACCAGTTTGTAAGTGCTCACTTTGTTTCCCCCATCGCGAATTGCGACATTTCGGCTAAAGCCGAGAACTGGCGGCGCTTCTTGCGCCTACTTCGTATCCTGGCTGCCCGGGTTTTCCCGGTGCAGAACGATCACCGCAGTGACCTCTTCATGTCTTGCTGCTACGTGTGCTCGATGTGCCGCGAGAATTTCCTGCACCTCGTCGTCCTGGATGACGCCGTCCTGAAGTGCTTTGGCAATGATGGCGTCGACGAGCCCGCGCTTTACGGTGGTGTTGATCGAACGGGCGTAAAGGTCGAGGTTGTCGAGCTGCCCTGCCTCAGCTACGGGCACAAAAACACCGCCGTACAGATTGCAGACGAAGTCGGGGAGGTGAGTGGTGCCGGTTTGCGACTCCAGAAGGCAGATCTGTTCATCGGTCAGTGGGCGGCTACCAGCGTTTTCATATGCGTGGTTGTCGAACTTTTTGACCGACATCCCTAGACGCGGTGCTGCGCAATCACGACCTCCCGGGTACGCGCAAATGACTGCGCTTACAACTTGCCGACGAGTTTCTAGAACAGTGCGTTTCATCTTCTGGTTTCTCAAAAAGGTGGGTGCAATTAATTTGAGATCACGCCGTCTTTGATACCCAGAAGCACAGCCGCTCGGTGAGCTTCGCCTCGCAAACATTTTTTTTGACCATTCAGCACTGCATAAACAGTGCTCGGGTTGAGGTCGTGTCGTTTGGCGAAATCAGCAGCAGACAGTCCCTGCGCGACCAACTTACTTCGAGCTAGCTGTAGCGCTTGCTCCGTGATAGCTGTGTTCGGCATAGTGCTCATTCGTGTGATTTAGTGTGGAATTCTGGCGATCTTGGTCCAAATAATTGGGACTGTCAAGCAATGAGGGTGCGATTTTGATGACCATTGGAGCTCGGCTTCGCGAAGAACGAGCGCGGCTGGGCGTTAGCCAAACGGAATTGGCAAATGTTTGCGGTGTTGCGAAGAACACTCAGCTGAACTATGAGAAAGACGAGCGAAGCCCTGATGCCCCGTACCTGCTGCTAGCTCACAATGCAGGGGTGGATATTCACTACGTTTTGTTCGGTGAACCTTTACCCGCATTCGCGGATCAGCTGTCACCTGTTGAGTCCGAAGTCCTGTCCTATTTTCGTAACCTGTCGGATTACGACAAAGAATCCATCCGCCGTATGGCTTATGCGATGGCTACCGTCGCAAAAGACTCAACACCAGCCCCACGTACTTAATAGCCATATCTAATTAGAAGGATCTTGCGTTCATGTTTGGGATTGCCAAAAGAACTGTGTTGGCTGCTGTACTTGCATCATCTGTAGCGCTCTCGGCTCATGCTTTGGAGCCTCAGCACTTCGATAATTTGCCTGCGATGGTCGAAGATTTCGGAGATTTTTCCGATGAAAATGGCACGTTCAAAGTGCTGAAAACTCAGCCCCTGCATGTGCAGTTTTCTCCGCAAATCGTACCTGGTGATCTACCTGAAAATGTTCGATACGAGGTGCAGCGAGCTGCCCTGTATGGCGTGTATCGAACCTTCGTGCATACGTCCGCCGAGTCGGTTCAAGTCACTGCCCTCCCCATTGAACTGGACATCAAGAATGGTGTTTCCAAAAAACTCAAGGGTCCATCGGTTGACGTGACTGTTACTCGGGCTCAAGCGTTGGCAGCTGTACAGAAGCTGATTCAGGTGAACAACTTTGCAGAATTGGTGAAGCCGGAACAGATGGGAGATATGCAGCTGGATAACTGGACCAAGAACTTCGAGGCCCTGTATTACAAGCAGCCAGGGATCGATAGGCTGCTCGCTGAATTGAAAGCGAAGCAAGGTTAAGCGGGATCGCCGTCGGAGCCTCAGCGTCAACAAGCCCAGCTTCTGCTGGGCTTTTTTGTATCTGAGCGAATGCCCCCATTGGCTAAATGGCTCGATATGGTTACTGTATGTACATACAGTGATGGAGCTTGGAAGACAATGGAACCGATTAGCGTCACCCCCGTAACCGCAGCCGATGGGCTCGCTATGTTCGAGCCTATTACGAAATTGGAGCGGGAGTTGATTGTCGGCTACAGACGTTTATCCAGCGATGATCAGGAGCGCTTGCTCCAGGTGCTGCATGCTTTGGTTTCTGTAACTGATGAAGGTAAGCCAAGGGCACGTTTGATGTCCTGTCAGCGTCACGCCTGCTAAGAAGGGGAGGCGACTGCCTTGCTAGAGGTCAGTCGTTTAAGCTCTCGCTCCGCAGCACGTTTTGCCGAGGCTTTGCTCTCATATAGGTGTGACAGTCGTTTTGGCTTGCTCTGATCACCCTCGGTAAGTTTTTGTTGCTTACCGCTCTTCTTGTCGCGGTACCACGCGACGATGCCCGTGTAGTCCTTGGCATCGTCGGCCAGCTCCGCTACCTCGTCGCCATCCGGTAACTTCGATTCAAGTTCGAGACTCGTGGTGAATGAGTCCGACGTGAAACTGTGTTTGACGTTGCCGCCCAGCCAGATAATGTCCGCGATTTCCTGCTTGATCCCCGTCAGGGAGTAGGTGAGCTCCGGCGTTAGATCCGGACGACCACGCGCCAGCGAGTAGCTGAGGGTTGCCGTTCCACGCTGCAGCTTGTTCCACTCTGCCCGGGCAGCGACCAGTGCGGTTTTCTGGTCGGTATAGGAATGCCGTAAGTCCTTGATATTGTCTCCGCCGCCGGATATCGCCTCCTTTTTTTCGGCGCTGTTGACGTCGTAGTAGAACGCCCGAACGCCCGTGTAACTATCCCGATCCGCTTGAAGGAATCGGTGCTGGTCGCCGTCCCGGCGGGTCAGGGTGATATGCGGCAGGTTCAGTCCGCTGGCGCTGGTTGCATTGCCGATCGGCATAAACAGCAGCTTGCCGGCTTTCACTGTGGCGATCGCATCATGCTCTTGTCCCAGGCGGGAGAGCAGGTTCGCATCTGATTCATTGGCCTGATCAAGGTGCACTACTGGGATCGCGCTCAGCGCGGCGCTGACGAGTGGGCCGAGGCCGTAGGCGCCCGCGATTGCTTGCACGACTGATTCAATCGTTTCGTCGTGCCAGCTTCGTTCCCGTTTAACCTTCAGTCCCGAACTCAGGTCCACGCTGCGCGCACGAATGTTCAACTGGTCAGGTGCGCCGCTGTGCTCGGTCTCGTCGACCGTGTACGAGCCCTTGTCGACCAGTCCGGTATCACTCCAGCCAAGCCAAAGGCGCAGGGTTGCGCCTTTTGGAGGAATAACCAGGCGCCCGTCATGATCCGAAAGCGTGACATCAAGCTGGTCTGCCGCGAGTCCGCGGTTGTCGGTCAACTCGATGCTCATCAGGCGTTTCTCGATGGCCGCTGTAATGTCGCGTCCGTCGACCTCCAGCCGGCAGATCGGACGCGGGTAGGCTTTCGCTTCCCGCATGGAGGCCTGCGCATCATTCAGATAGCCATCGATCTGGCTCAGCGCCTGGTCAATCACAGGATTTTCCTCAGAATGTTTCCGGCTGTGCTGACGCCTGCGCCGAGCAGGTCGACGCGGCCGTCATCGATCCGTTTAAGCGCGATGGTGAACTCGATCCGCCGCGCTGCGCCGTCCGGGAAAAACAGGGTCTTGTTCTCACTGATGCTCTCGATCACCCAGATGCCCAAGATTCTGCCGGTGCCTTCAATCAGCGGCCATGCCTTGCCTGTATCGGCCATGGTGCGAAGTGTGTCGAGGCTGAGCGGGGTTCCGGCGAGTGCCGGCAGAAGAATCCCAGGCATGCTGATCGAGTCCTCCCCACGGCCAAGGAACTGGCGTGATGGGTTGGTGCCGATACGGGAAGTCGAGCCGTGACGCCATTCTGTCTGACGCTGCAGTTCCTGATACGCCAGCGTTTCGAGGCTGAAAATGAACATGCCGAGAGCCATCATCATGTCCGTTTACTCCTGGTCAAAAAGGGCGCTACGCCCCTTGGCTTGTTTTGCCTGCTGGCGCTTGTCCAGTTCTGCAGACACTGCTCGCGCGATCGCAGCGGTATCCATCCCCGGGGCGGCGTGAATGTTGATGACGATTTGATCGGGCGCCATCTGCATCGCCGCTGGAGCTGCTGCGGCACTGATCGGCGGGCGGTTGTCGACTGCGATCGCACTCTGGGCCCCGCCCATACCTACGGCGATTGCACCCACTTGGGCCAGTCGTTTACCCATGCCCAGGATCGAATCGAGCATGCCGCCACTTTCGGCTTTCGCCCCGGGTCCGGACGCGGCCGGGTTCAGCGCTGCGCCCGCGTCGGTGATGGCACCGATGGTCACAGTCCCTGCTTGAGTCATAAGTTCGCCCACGGCCTTGACTGCCTCCAGGGGCCCGCTCTGACCTTCAGCAACGCCCTGTGCCAACCCGGCCATAGTGAAGCCGCCGAGCTCGGCAAAAACCCGGGACGGGCTGTGAATACCCAGCTTCTCCTTGAACCAGTCGACGGTGTTGCTACCGGCATCAGTGATCGCAGTCTTCACGGCACCCATCGCGTTCGTGATGCCGCTGACCAGACCGGAAATGATCATTCCCCCGAACTCGGTGAATCGGCTTGGCATCTCGACGCCCATGTAGTTCATCACCGCCGAGAAGGCCTGGTAGATCAGCCCGATTGGGCTGAAATTGGCGAGCGTCTGCAGGATGCCGCTGATCCCACCGCTGAAGCCCAATTTGATCTCAGCCCAGGCACCGACGAAGTAAGCCTTCACCTTGTCCCAGTTCGCATAGATCAGATACGCGGCAGCGGCGATCGCCGTAATGGCCAGGCCAATTGGATTGGCCATGAACAGGCGGCCAACCCACATGAAAGCCTGACCGACGAAGGGCAGTATCTTCGAGCCAAGGTTGAACAGCAGCCCGATCACAGAGGGCAGGCGGATCCCGATCAATGACAACCCGTATCGCACGGCGAGGAACGGGCCAAGGGTCGTGGCCAGTGCGAGGGCAACCGTGCTGAAGCCGATCGACAGTGCCGCAATGCCGGCGCCTACTTTGAGGATGCCCAGCACCAGCCCCGGGTTAGCGGTCGCCCACGCATTCACCCGCTCCAGGACACCGTTAAATCCGGTGACCAGTTGGATCAGTGCTGGTCGAAGGGTGGCGCCCAAGGCGCTGCTCAGGTTGAACATGCGGTTCTGAGACATTTCCCATCGGGCCGACAACTGGTCTGCGCGGATATCGCCCTCGCGCTGCATCGAACCGTCGCGTTTAGGCGCGTTATCCGCTCCATTCACCAGGTCAAGCTGTCGCTTGTATTCGCCGATGTTTGACGCCAGTTTCGCCGCGTCGTCGCCGTATTCTTTGCCGAACAGCTGGGTCATCACGCCGAGCTGCTGATTTTTGGGTAGTTTGTTGACTGCTTCCAGCACCTTCTGGATGGTGCCAGTTGCGTCCTTGCTCATGCCATCCTGAACCGCTTTCGCCTCCAGCCCGATCGACTTGAGGCCGGTGACAAATCGCTTAGGTTGCTGGGTGGCGATTGCCAGCTCTCGGATCATGGCATTGGTAGCGGTTCCGGCTATCTCTGCGGATGCCCCAAGCGTCAGGAAGGTTGAGCCTAAAGCGGCTGCGTCCTTGAAGGACATGCCGACCGACGCGGTAATACCTGCCGTGCGCTGCATGACTTCAATGATGTCTCCACCCTTCGACATCGCGTTGTCGTCAAGGTAGTTGATCGCGTCGCCGAGCTGGCTGACGTTCTTAATGGGCAATTTGTAGAGACTGGCGATGCGCGCCAGGCTTTCGCCGACCTGATCCGCAGGTAACTCGAAAGCCGTTGCGGCAGTCGCCGCGACGCGTGCGAACTCCAGCAGGTCGTCTTTGCCCTGGATGCCCATTCGCGCACCGCCTTCCACCAGGGCGGCGATATCGGTAGTCGCCATGGGAATGGTTTCGGACATCTTCTTGATGGCCGCTCCCATGTCGTAATAGGTCTGGGTGAGCTGACCGTTGTCGTCCCGAGCGCCGTTGACCTGTTTGGCTACACCCGCCATGGCATCCTCAAAACGGGAATAGTCTTTGACCATCCCTACGATCGGCAGGCCGACCGCTGCTCCAACCGCACCCGCGCTCGCTCCGGCAACAGCGGCGTTACCAGCGAGCTCTTTGCCCTTGGAATAATTTCTCTGCGCCTTCGACACCCGCTCCTGCTGTTTGGCGAGCGCAGAGAGGCGTTCTCGCTGTGATTGGATGGCTTTGTTGGCCGCCTCAATCTCGGTTTTTAGGCGGCGCTCGGTGGTGCCGAGGTTGCGCGTGTCAGCACCGGTGGACTTCATGAGGGGAATCAGGCGCTGCAGCTCCGATCGCTGAGCGGTGTGTTTGTTGGTCAGCTTTTCCACGGAGGCGGAGGCGTTGACGAATGCCTTCTGGAAAGCAGCAGTGGGGGCGTCCATCTTCTGCAGCTGCTCGCGCAGGCCGCGTAGCTTGTCCTGCGCCCGGGCCAGTTCCTCGGAGGATTGACGGACTGCTTCCTTCTGGCGGGTGTAGCTGGAAATGTTGGACTGCTGGGCGTTGAGCTCCTTCAGCTGGTCCCGCGCCGCTTTCAAAGCGCGAGACGTAGCATTGCTCCCAGCGCTTATCTGCTTAAGGGGCGCGGTGACCCTGTCGATCGCCGACAGCAGAAATTCCAGCCGCAGCTTGTCAGTCATCCTTTGCCCCACTTCGCTTACGAGCGCGTTCGCGCCAGTCCATCAGTTCGGTCAGGGGGAGCGGATCCATCTCCGCTGGCCCCCAGTGAAAAATCACGGCGATATCCGCCATCGCGTCATCTACGCAACGAGGGATGCATCCACCTTCGCCGACTTCGGCAGCAAAAAACCGGCAACCTCGGTGGCCATCTGCACCAGGTCGGCCGGATCCATCAGGCCAATGTCGTGATCGGTGAGGGTCGGCGTGGTGATTCGCGGAAGAACCTTGCGCAATGCGAGGACGTCCATCTGCAGCAGATCGGTGAGCGAGACGCCACGCAACTCGCCGGATACGGGCTTGCGCAAAGTCACCTCGGTGATCTCAGTCGAGCCTCTGACGATAGGCGTATCTAGGGTGATGACTGGACGGTTTGGATTCTTCTCGGCTAGGGTGCCTGCAGCTTCGGTTTTGAGGGGAGCGGTCATGTCGATATCCTATGGAAGAGAGGGCGCCGGACGAGCCGGCGGGGAAAGCTGTGCTTACAGGCCGATCGCCTTACGGTGTTCTGCCAGCATGTCTTTGCCGTTGACGTTGAAAATGAAGTTGAGCAAGTCGATCTCGATCTCGACGTTGCCGTCGATGGTCAACTTGTAATAACTGCAGGTGGTGGTGAACTTGTGCTCCGTGTCTTCACCACTCTCCGAGTCACCCATGTCGATTTCTTCGTGCCGGCCGCGCACTACGACCTCCACGGCGGAAACCTCACCGGTATCGTCGCGCTGAATAGAACCAGCCCACCGCAGCATGATGCCGCTTGCTGACACAGCACCGTACTGACGCAGTGCGGTCAGATCCCAGCCGCCGAGGGTCCATTCGAGCTGGATACCATCGTCACCGTGACCAAGATCGACTTTTACCGCCCCATCCATGCCGCCACCCCTGAACGCTTCGAATTTGCGGGCGAGTTTTGGCAGGGTGACGCTCTTGCACTCACCGACGTAGCTGACACCGTCGTTGTACAAGTTCATGTTCTTGAGCTTCTTGGGCAGAGCCATGTGGGCGCTCTCCTAAAGGCGCGGCCAACGCCGCGCGGATGAATGAATATCAGGCGTTGACGCGGCTGGCGAAGTCGACCAGGTAGCGATCGGTGATGCGTTGGCGAAGGCTCAAATTCTCCAGTGGTGGTACCGGCGTGTAGTCGTAGTCCAGGAACAGCTTGCCGGCCTTGAGGGTGTCCTTGTCATTGGCCGCTTCGTCGTACCAGCACTCGCCACCGATCAGGTAACCCAGGCGCACCAATTCGCGGAACTTGGCGTTGATCCCTTCGACGATGTCGCGCACGAGACTCGCGTGCATCGGTTTATCCACTGCCCAGAACTGACCTTCGGCCATGGTGTCCGCAAGCACCTGGGCTGTGCGGGTGTAGTTCTCAAAGGCAAACAGTGGATCGTCACTGCAGGTGCGTGAGCCCCAGAAGCGGAAGCCTTCACGGCGAATGAGAGTGGTCACGTCTGCCGCGTTGAGCAGGCCTGCGTCGGTAGCTGGGTTTTGCAAATCCCAGTAGATGTCCTTGCTCAGCCCGGACACGCCGTTGACCGGCACGTTGGACAGGGTTTTATGCCAGCCAACCTGCTCGTCGAGTTTTGCGCGCAAGCCGAGGGCGCGAGCGATGGAAGAGGCGGGGGCATCGGCATTCGCTGCGATGTCCCAGTTGATAAAGTCAGGCCAAATGGTCATCAGTTCCCGGGCACCGAAATTCTCCCGGTACGCGATCGCTTCGGACACGGTCTCGCATTCCCAGGCGTTGGCATAGGCAAAGCCGCGAAGCTTCTGCGCGATGACAACCAGCTCGGTGGCGACGGCCAGTGAATCCAGACCTGGTACGCCGAGGATGCGAGGACGTACGCCCAGTTGAGCCTCTGCAGCGAGCAGCGCCTTGAGGCCTCTGTATTGGCCGTTGGCGCTCACGCTGCCGACGATGTTGGACGTAGTTTCCGCCTCGGTTGCGCCTTCCTCCACCCGCACCACAACCGTGACTGGGCTGGCCTGGTCTGCGATGGCGTCCAGGCTCTTGGCCAGCGTGCCGAGCTCACCGGCCTTGCCGCTGGCGGTCAACACGTCGGTGAGCAGAACGGGCTTGTTCAGTGGGAATGCAACTGGGTCGGCGTCGCTGGCGGTACATACCATGCCGACGACTGCGGTGGCGATAGTGCGGATGGGGCGGGTGCCCTCGTTGATTTCTACGACTCGGACGCCGTGGTGGTAATCAGTTGCCATGGGGAATTCCTGCGCGTTGGTGGCGATGAAGAGCAGGGTGACGCGCGCGCGATGCAGCGGCGAGCAACTGGGGTTGTAGGACGGGCTGGCACAACAAGCACGTAGCGGTATCGACGTAACTGGACTTGTGACGATGCACTCTCAGAAAAGAAAAAGCCCCGCACGGGCGAGGCTGAATGTGAAGCTCTCCGACAGTGCAGGGCGTTTATTGGGGTTGGTCAGCGATCCAGCTCGGAGATACCGGTCGATCTTTCTTATCCGGAAACT